ATGCACGCTAATCACCACCCCAAGCAGACCACTGGCACTCCGACCCTCGCCCTTGTTCAGCAAACCACCGAGTTCAACGCTCTCACCGACCGTATGGAGCAAGGATTCAGCCAGCTACACGCTTTCCTCGCCGTAGCCGTCTGTGATGACTTCAAAACCTACAGCGCTGACATTCTCAGCAGTTACCTACTCGGCTGCTGCGACCTTCTCAAACGCCTCCAAGCCGACCATGAATCCATGCTGGAACTCTACCAGCGGGAGGCACAATGAACGTTTTGATCATTTTCAAAAACGACGCTGCATATACTTCAACGATTGCTATCGCTGAAGGCGTGAATAACGAACACAAGGCAGTTATTCAATTAGTTCGACGCTATTTAGGTGACTTGCAAGATTTTGGAGAAGTCACATTTGAAATGCGACTTAACCCCAAAGGCAGCCCAACAGAATACGCCTTACTTAATGAGCAGCAAGCAACACTCATTCTCACTTACTTAAAAAACACTGAAATCGTGCGAACCTTCAAAAAGCGCCTAGTTAAAGCCTTTTATGAGCTGGCTCACAAGATCAATTGCCAAGCACTCGACCCAACCAACTTGAGCCGCTTGCAGCTCCTCGAAATGGCGATGCAAGCCGAACAAGAACGCCTAGCCTTAGAACACAAGGTCGAAGAAATGCAACCCGACGTTCAAGCCCTTGAGCGCCTTGCTAAAGCCGAAGGCTCTTTGTGCATGACCGATGCCGCTAAACAACTGCAAATCCAACCCAAAAAACTGTTTGGCTTCCTCTTCACCCATGAATGGATATTCAAACGCACCGGCTCAAGCGCATGGTCGGGTTACCAAGACAAACTTAGGCAAGGACTGATTGAACACAAAATCGAAGTCGTTCAACGCGGCGACGGCACGGACAAACTAGTCACTCAAGTCCGCATCACCGCTAAAGGTATGACCAAACTAGCAAAAATGCTAGACATCCAACCTGCTTGATCGACCTCAAGCTACTACCGCAACGCCACAATAATTTGTGGCGATTGCCATGCAAGAATGCACAAGACGACCAAAAGAAACATCAGAACGAGTCTACCGAGTGGCATGCGTCGAACCTCACGTAGTAAACAAACAATTATTCGGGTAAAATCTTCCATGTAGGAATCCTGTTTTATGTTTCATTCTTACCGCGCCGCTGGGTGGTTCAGACCGCAGCGACACCCAAACAAAAAAGCCCGACCAGATTACCGCCTAGTCGGGCTTTAATTTTTAGAAAGAGGTCTACTCCCTCAACAAATTCCCCGTAGCCTACTCTCCATTTCCCTAGCAGGCTGCTGACTCACCAATACCAACTGCATTCCTTCCCCCCTCAACTGCTTCAGACGTTGATTCTTAGCCACCTGCTCCGGCGAAACCCCATCCAGCACTAGCCGCTTCACCCCGACTAATTTTTTCTGTGCAATACTCAAATGCTTCACTACCAATACCCCTTCACCCGCTAACAAACGAGCTGAAGCCGCATCCCCCGCCACGACTACCACCTTCTTACCCTGCTCAAACGCTGCATCAACCAGACCCAGCACCGAGGGCTGATTCCCTCTCACGGCCTGATTCGTCGTATTACCATTAGTCACATCAATAGGAGCACTCCCTCCTAATTTAATGCCCACATCGTTCGCAGCCTCCACAATAGCGGCTCTACTTCCTTCGCGCATGATCACATTAAACCGATCACGAACAAGATCAGCCTCAGTAAATCCGCCTCCCCGCATGTCATTATACTCATCAAGCGATGACATATAATCCGGCCATAACACCCCCCGCCGCAACCGATACCCCTCATTCAGCCGCCGCATCTCATCCACAGCATCCGCTTCAATCAAGCTATCCCTGATTGACTGATACTCATTAAACATCTTTTCTTGTTTTTTTAAAGCTTCACGTTCTCTAATGCCTGCATCCGTGTCTGGCAAAGACACATCCTTAGTTTTGTTACCACTCGTTAAATTCCCCGCCTCCTTCTGTACTAAGCTTGGCTCAGACAAGTCATTGAGTGGCGATAAGGCTGCTTCACTGGCCGACTGCTCAACTTTTGCTGTATCTGCCTGATATTGATCAATCAGCTTTTGATGCTGAACTAACGACGGATCACTAGACACTTGAACTGGATAAGCCTGACTCCCTTCATACTCACTACCATCCTTTGCTACCCAAATACCAGCATCTTCAGGATGCGCAACCACTGGAGTTCCGTCCGCCAACTCATGCGTAGGTGTAAATGAGGAGGGCGATGATAGGGGTGAAGCATTATTTATCGGCAAATCTCCTAGGATTGCAGCATCATCCACCCTAGGCTCAGGTATTCCCTGCCCTATTTCCGTCGATTCTAGCGGCTTTTGTGCGTTCGTATTTTGTTCGTAACTTAGATTTTCTAAAGGAATAACCTTTTCCGCCGCGATTTGCGCAGCTTCAGGTATAACTGCTTTAGGCATCGGTAACTCAGGATAACCCTGATTTTCAAACTGCCGTAAATCATTAGGGCTATTAATCAAGCCTGCCTCAAAATAAGGTTTGGCTCTTGCTAAAACAGGGTCTTTTACTCCCGACAAGGTGGCTTGATTAGTGCTAACCGCATCAAAGGCTTGCTTATAAAAATTATCACTGATAGCCCCCGCTAAATCCTTAAACCCCTGCTCAAACCCCATCGGTGAATCATTAGGTTTTGCTACTTCTACAGGATCAACTACAACAGGCGCATCCGATTGAATAGACGCAGCTTCCTCCATTGGATTAACAGTAGGCTGAATAGCTAACTTCTGTTCTGGTATCGTGGTTGCAGGAGTAACAGGTACAGGTGCAGGCGGTGCAATCTCGACTGGGCTTTGAACCGTCTCAGCCCCTAATTGCTCATCCGTAAAGCTACGGATAGCCTCCTTATCCACCGCAAACTGCTCAGCATCCCCCGACTCCTCAAAGCGTTTGATAGCCTCCGCCTTCATCGCCTCTTTCTGCCTAAACCACGGCTTATCACTATGCAGCGCATTCAATCCCGCCACAGGAGCACCCATGATTGCCCCACCCACTGCACCGGCTGCAAATGAATCCACCAACTGCTTCATCTGCTCAACCCCGAAATGATCCTTGTTTGAATCAATCCACTCCAAAGCCCCCAGCTTCATCGCCTCTTGCGCCGCTTCAGTAGCCCCCTCCTTGAGTGCAATACCCCCCAAATCTCGCCCAATCTGGCGGATTCGGGTCGGGCTAGTAAGGGTCTTTTGCAGAATATCGCCCCGCGCCTTGTCTGCTAAGCCTAGCTTCCCTAGCACCCCCATCACCGGCAGAGTATCCAGTGCCGTCTGGGCAACAGCGGTTAGCGCCATTGTTGGCACAGAACCTTCAGGTAATGTCCCGCCATGCTCAGCCCGCACCGCCTGAATATCCTCTCCAAACTGCTGTGGATAATTACTCGCTACCAAGCCACCGATCGTACCTGCACGGGTCGCACTTTTTAAGGCGGTACTCCCCAACATTTTCGCAGCGCTCCGTGCGGCTACCCCCCCCATCCCTCCTCCCGCCAATATTGTACCTATGTCAACTACTGACTCCCCGGCAGTCCCCGCCAACCAATTCCCCGCATCACTGAGGCTATCAATATCAGTAAATCGACCTACCTTCGGCGCATATTTTTGCGCGGCATGCTGATTAAAATCAGCCGCTATCAAGAAATCTTCAGCCCCCATAGCACCAATGGCAGCCTTGGTAGTAGCCTTAGTATTCTCCCACGCTCGACCGACCCCCTTAGAAAATTCCCCATCCGTATTTTCGATCTCATTATTGATCCCTAAATCCTGATTTAGCTTCCAACGATTTAACAAGGAACTCATGAATTACTCTCCAAATACGCTTAACGGTGAACCCACAGGCATCGATTCTTTTGGCAACTCAGCAGCGGCTTGTTGCTTACGCTGGTAACGCTCTTCAGCTTTACGCTCTAATTCAGCAATCTTTAGCTTTTCCGCCATCAACTGAATCTGCGCTTGAGGATTATTAGCGACCCCCGGTAACTGTAATACTTCCAGTGCAAGCTCCTTAATATCACCTTCTGCTAAACCGAGTGCTTTTGCCCGATCCGATAATTGACTAATAGCAGCCGCTTGCGGATTGCCTTTAACCAGCTCAGGATCAATACCTTGGGTTAGATCACTCGCCCAAGCACTGGCATCCTGATCAATCCGAATAGGCTTGAGTGTGCTGAATACCTCATCAGGCGTTTGTGCTTCGCTTAATTGACTTAATACCGTGGCCTTAGCCTCAGTACCCAACTCAGGGAACTGCTGATCAACTAAGGCCGCTTTAGCCGTTTCAGGATCATCACCAAAGCTTTTGGTAAAGCTAGATAGGGCACTTTTTCCAGTGGAACCAATGGTTTTGGACTCTCCGGTGTATTCATTATACAAAGTCGTATCATCCAACTTTTGCCACTGCTTCCGATCTTGCTCAGCAGCCGCCTTATCCGTCACAAACTGCTGGCTCACCACATCAAAGACCCGCCCATCTACAGCCATATACCGATCTTTACCCGTAATGCCAGCCCCCGGCTTACTCCCTGTGGCTAACTGCCGAGCCAATAACATCTCTTTAAGGCGCGGATTCATCCCCTGTTCTAACTCAACACCCCGCTTGATTTTTTCTTGCACCTGCTCCAACGAGTCCGCCACAATTGGATCATTCGGGTCTTTGCTACGATTTTTAGTGGCAGGTACAGTCATCTTGTCACGAATAAAGCCCTTAACCTCACCTACTGTTTTACCGCGCAAATGAGGATTAGCAGCTATGACCTTTTGCCCTAATATATTCACAGCAGGCTGATCATTATCAGCCGACCAGAGATTAACAGCACCTTCGGGGCCAAAGTGATGCGCTAAATAAATGGTGCTGCCATTAATAGGCACATTGTTTTCTTTTAAGAAATTTGAGTTATCCACTGCATACTGTTGGGTCATCGCCCGTGAAATAGTTGGATCATTGCGCAGTGCCAAAATATCAGCAGTCGTTTTACCCTTAGCTAAATCAGGCCGATGGTTTTTTACCATCGCTAACCACGTACTTTCTGTAAATTGCCCTAACCCAGTGGCACTACTCAACGGGTTTTTAGCATTGGCACGTCCACCCGACTCCACCTCGATCATCCTATCGGTAATAGCCCCAATCTCCGTCGGTTGCAGCGCATACGCAATTTTATTATTAGGCAAAGGCTGGAAATGAGATAACTCGTACTTACCACTTCGCCCCGTCGTAATTAAGGTAGGTTGCGTGAACTGTCGACTCGTCGACAAAAAATCGGGATCATCTAACTCACGCTGCCCAGCCATCACCTCCTGAGCCTGCTGATACATCCTAGAATTCACCCCATTCGCCGCATTCGTGAATAACCCACCACTTAACTTATCTGCCTCACTCATCAGGCGTTCAGCTTCTTTCGGATTACTGTCTACTAACCCCGACGCGGCGGTATACAGTTGATTAGCCCGTGTTAGGTTCTGCTCTTGCTGCTTCCGCTCATTCTCAAGCTTGGTCGTATCAAAGTTATACTGACTCACCTTATAGTTCAGGTCATTAACCCGCTTCTCCTGAGGACGTAACACCTCTAACGTATACCCACGGTCATCCTCCGCCCACTTCTTATCATTCCGTAGAATATCCAACCGTAAATTCGCTTCATTCAACTGCAAGGGACGATACTGCTTATTGTGTGCAATTAAGGCGCGTTTATCATCTAAGCTAAGTCGAGTATCCTCCAACTGCATCGGTCGATACTTTTTATTAAAATCAACACTTCCTTCCAAATCCTGCAACCGATACCGCACCTCATTTTCACGGAGTGGACGCAACACACTCTTATCGTAATTATATTCTTCTAGCTTATTATCAAAGATAACCTGCTGTTGTTTGGCCTCCTGCTCCCGCCGTTGGCGTTGCTCTAGGGCATCTAACAAACCCATCGTCGACTGCATACCACTTTGCAATCCGCTCAAAAATCCGAGTGCTGCCATTAGAATAAACTCCCTAAAATACTCATCCCCGCCATAATCCCACCCGTGACCGGATGACCCATCAGCGCATAAGTCCCCAAAGTTCCTAATGCACCGCCGATGGTTTGCATTTGCTGCGACCGTGCCGCTGCATTCATCTGTTGATTCTGTGCATTCCGATTAGCAGCCAACCCCGACAAATAGCCCATTTGCCCCAAGGCTTGCGCCCGATCCTGCGTATAAAGCCCATTCAGATTTTGCAGCATCCCTAAGGAGCGCTGGTCTAAGGCTTGCTCCATATTCGTCCGGCCTTGCGCCAACAGTGCCGCTTTCTCATTCCCCAAGCGCCGATTCACTGCTGCTTTTTCAAGTCCATCCAACTGCACCCCATACTTACGATTCTGAAAATTCTGATAAGCATTCGCACGGTTAAACGCACTATTGGCCGCCTGATCGACATAACCTAAAGCTTGATTATGAAAATCAGGATCATCTACCAACTGCCGATACTGCTGTTCATACGGCTGAAAACGCTTCTTCCAGTCGTCATAGTCAGAGCGCAACATATCGGCATACTGCTGTTGGATATTATCCAGCGATAAACTACCCCCCTTAGCTTGGCTCGCCTGCCACTGCTTATACTTATCCCAATCCGCAGGTAGGACATTAGCGGGTGCAGTGTCATAACTGATTGCATCACCGTCCATTAATACACTCCTTGTAAAGCACTCAAGTAGCTATGTGGATTAGTCGGCTGCATCGTATTCAACTGATACGTTTTATCGCCCTGATAAATCGCATTATTCCCCGTCAGGCTGCCCATCCAGCCTTTAAGCGCATTATCGTAAGCCCCCTTGATGTAAGAACCATCAGGGGCAACCGTATTCACCCCATTCATCAGATAGGTGCTACCCATCCCCACTAACCCACCTAAGGCCGTTTGATTTTCCAAGCGCCGATTAAACGTGTTTTGTGCATCATTAGCGGCTTGCCGTGCGGCTAGTTGTGTCAGATTCCCCAGATTCTGCACATTAGAACTCTCCAAACCCCGCCCCATATTAATCACATCCTGCATTGCGCCAAGGTATCCGGTTTGCTGCCCATAACGGGTTTGCGACTCAATCCGCATGTCACTCCCCATCTTGTCTTGCAACATGCTCAACATCCCCGTTCGCCCCGCCCCTGAGTTCGGATTAACCGGACGCTTCAGCAAAGGTTCCCACTGCTTTTGCGCCAAGGCCATTGCCTGCCCTGCATCGGTTTTAACAGAGCCATCAGGATTTAACTTATCCGTCAAAGTGCGCCGAATAATTTCGTTTTGAACGGGAACACCGTTCTGCTGATAGTTGGCCCACTTATCCTTATTAATCTCAAACTGCTGGATTTCTTGGGCAGTGGGTTTAATGGTCGGTACTTTTGGCTTTCCCATGATTCACCTTTGTGGGATAACGGCTTAGGTCGAGACTAAGCAGATTTTGTTGTTCAGGTACAAACCCAAATCGCCGATAAAGCCGTGCATGGGCTGGCGTATTAGGAATGCAATACAAATAGGAGTAGCCCAAGGCGCGGGCTTGTTGGACAAATAAAGGGAAGGTTTTTTTTAAGGTGTTTGGCTGAGTGCTATACACCAAATCAATGAACAGCCCCTGATGAGCTGGAGTGACAATAGCGTAGCCTCCAGCCAGTTCAAACACCATGCTGGAAGGCATCAAACGCATCTTTTTACCTAACTTACTTCGCTGCTTTTTCTAGTTTCTCAAGTCGAACGGTCAACGCTTTGACTGAATCCTCTAACTCACGGGTACGCTTGCGCTCTTTCTCCAGCGCATCCACTAAAGTTTGTAAAAACCGACGCAATACCCGCTCTTCTAAATTATTAGTCGGTACTTTAGGGTAACCATGCTCAGGAGTCCGTTGGGCTGCCATTACGGAATCTCCCGCATATCTTGCGCTAAGAAAGCCGCCCGCAAGCGCTCCTTGCCGATTAACTTAAACCCTAACCGTATACCCCGCATCCGCCCCGCACTACCCACTCTAAACGGTCGCTGGTCAGTGATACTCCGGCTCCAAAATGCCGTATCAATCTCATCCGCCCGATCATGGCGGCCAACAGTGGCATCATTGGTGGAGTGATACAGTGAAAATAAGGTTTCAGCCTCAGGGATTAACCGCGCACTGTTATAAGTGCGTGCCGCCGGAACCACGAGTGTTTTTCCAATCCACTCCGCCTCCATCTTTTCCCCTTCATTGAAGCGCTCCAGATTATCCCCACGCACCACCCATAAAGCATCATGCTCGACTTCATACAACAAGGCGTGCGCCTTGCCTTCGGTCATGCGCGTCACATCCCCGCGCTGAATGTTATATAAAACCCCTTCCCCTACCTTTAGTGGCCACTGTTCCGCTTGTGTCAACGCATTATCGGGTGGAGTGGGTGCTTGCGGATAAATGACTAACTGATCTTCATACAACCCGAAAATCATTTCATCAGGCTCCAGCCGCTGCCACTGCTCCCGACTCCAGACATTTTCACTGACGACCTTTACTTGCCGACCACCATACACCGCTACACCATCCGGGCTAGACCAGAACACCGCCGTCCCCATGTGCACCACAGAACGTTTATCCCGACAGGATTGGTAGGTTTCTAAGGTATGCTCTTGCATGACCTCCGGTGTTGATCCGGTAATAATCGACGGCCTGCCCTCAGTTAAGACCAAAACCCCTTCAGGCACTTCAGCTAAAGCCACAATTTTATAGCGAATTTTAATCCGATACTCCACAGGCCAAGCATGCGGCTGATACGGCTCACTAAAATGCACAGTACCCGTCATCTCACAGCCTGAATCATTCGTAAACCCAGCTAGTACCCCATTCGGTAAGCCAATCAATCCACAAAGATTCTTAGGAGCCGGATCATAATTATCAGTGGTCAGTGGCACACCCACAATCGAATCAGGATCAAGCCGATTCCCATTGATAAAATCATCATCCAAGGGGCAAACCGTATAGCTAGTGGTTGAAGCAGGCAGCTCCACCAATAAGTAATAATCCCCCTCCACTGCCATATAGAGGCGTACTTTCACTACATCAGGATTCGTTGGTGCAGGCCAACTAATCGTCGCGCAATCCACCCCATCATTATAAGTAATCACCTCAGAAGCAGGGCTAGGTGCAGTCTCTTCATCGCGCACCGTCACATAGGTATACACAAAGGCCGTGGATTTTGTATTATCCCCTCCCTGAATCAACGTAGCCACGGGTGCTACATTGACACTAGGCAAGGGGGGGGTAGGCAAAGTCACCGCCGTGGTCGTCGATACTTTCAGGGGATTAACAATATAAGTGGCTTCAGTTCGATCTAACTCTGCCAACAAATAATAATTACCATCCAAAAACGCATAGACCCGCTTCTTTTTATACCGAAACTCACCATTGGCTAAGGTGTCAGTCGGCACAATTAAGGTAAGCTTCACCCCATCCGTACCGTCGATATACTGCAAAGTATTCGACAACGGCGAAGGTGCAATCTCAACATTAGGCGTAGTGCTGGTATCTATAAAGGTCATCACAAACTGAATCGCTTCTGTATCCGTACCCGCTCCACCCCGATCTACGACAACAGTCGGTTTAGCAGTAGGCGGTTTCAGGTTACTGAGGTTCGTACCCGCAGCATCATTCGTCATATTACTAGCCGACTCCACACGCAGCCCCGTACCGTTGCACTGTGTCCAGTAAATCCGCTCATGCTTGTCCTGAATAATCGGGCTACGTGCAAAATTAGTCCAACGACTCATATAAATCATCTTGCCGCAGACCATAAACAGCGTCTTAGCCTTCGCATACCCCGCCGCAACAAACAGAGTATGCCGCAGCGGATCAAGTGCGGTGCTATGCAAGTAACAATCCCTGCATAGCGTCGCTTGATCATCCTGCAAATTGAGCGGCTCGACTATTGGCCGCTCACCGGAGAAGGTGCGAAGTTGGATCATGGGCACGTAAACAACGATTTTTCAGCTAACTGAATATCTGTGACGAACATCGGTGTATAAGCAGTTGCCCCAGTCAATGGATCAAAAGCTGTTTTTCTACAGGACAGCGCTAATGTCAAAATATCAGCTGCAGGTGTAAATGTGACTGCCACTTTTTGCCAATCTTTATTTTGGGCAGTTACTGCGGCAGTGCCTAGCTCAATAATAGTCCCCATAAAATCAAATGGGCGAGGCGCAGTACCTTCCGCCGTTGTTAAACCATTGACGGTAAATAGACGATCAATATCATTAACATGTCTAAAATCAGAGTCAGTTGTACCACCACCGACCGTAGCAATTAACATATACTCCCTACCTGCTATTAGTGGAGTTGTTAATATCTGCGCTAAATGTACTGCGGTATGAGGGTTATTCTCTGAATTGACCTCAGCAATTCCACCAGCCGCTGGCATATTGATATTGCCATAGGACGAATAAATACTACCCCATGAACTATGGAAATAATGCAAAAAGTCAGAACGATCAATGTAGTTCCATAACTGATGCCAATCGTTTAAATACTCGCCATAATAACTATTGGTATTAGCCGTATAGCCAGCATCGAATTTGTCTAATTGCGGATTACGTAACACATTAGCCCCTGTGGGCAACACCTTATCAATATCATTACAGGTCGGTACAACAGTTAAAGAAATCGTATGTGTCGTACAGTGTTCAGCCCCATCATTATCCTTAACACATAATTTAAGAACTACCTCTGTATCGCTAGTCACGGCGGGAAGTTGTAATGTAGCAACCTGTGCAGTTGGATTATTAATCACTACACTAGGCCCACTCACCTGTGACCAAGCATAGCTCACTACAGTCCCATCGCTATCGCTTGAACTAGCCCCAGATAAACTCACTGTAGCAGCACTCGATGCACTCCCTACCCCTGTGATAACCGCAGTCGGTGGCTTATTACTCGGCGCACACCCTGCCAAAACCTTACAAATCCACTCAGGGCAAATAGTGATTTTTCCATCTTCTGTTTTACAAAACACTTCAGAATCTAACAGATCACAAGCCACTACCGCCCGCTGATTAATTGGCTTGTTATTACAATCGCTTAGCTTTTTTTGGTAATCATTAAGCGTCTCACAAGTAGGGATTTTACTACCTAAGGGTAAGCGCTCTCCTTCACAGGTTTGCAGCCATTCACAGTTTAAATTCAACACATCAAAAAAATCAGACGCACAGCCCCATGTGTCATTCGGCGGAATGGTACAATTCCCATCTTTTTTACTACGATAGTATTTACCCTTATAACAGCGCCATTGTCCGGTATTCCACCCGCCACAACTATTACTAGAAATCGTCGGCACTGCAACAATGCAACCTAAACCTGCCAGATAATCATTAATCGCTTTAATTTGCTCTAAAACATCACGCAACTCTTGGCCTGTCATCGTTTGATAAACCAAGGTTTTAACCGGCCATTCCTGTTTAACCGTACCATCAACCCCACGCTTTTCAATAATTAGCGTGCGGCCATCTTCTTCATAACCGCTATATTTAACTACCTCAAAACGAATTAGCTTATCCTCATCATCTTTTTCAAGGCCACCACGGTTATCTTGCTTACACTGATCACTAGGCTTAGGCTTTTTATGATCACACTCATCACAGCAGGGTTTCTCTTGTGAACAGCCCCCGCTGGTGCCACAACCATTATTAGGTTTAGTAGGCTTGACAGGCTTAGGGCATGGATTTCCATATTCAGCCAAAATCAAATAGCCACCCTCAGCAGATGGCATGACATAAGGTACCCGATCAGCTAAACATTCTGCTAAGAATTGTGGATACTCCAAGCGTAATCTCATGCCATCATAGGATAAAGCCGTTTCAGTTTTAGTCCGTGCATTGGTTTTAAACATATCAATATCCTATTTCTACATAGATAATGTTGTAATTTCTAAATCATAAGCGTCCAAATAGTGATTGGCGCTTTCTTCTTTCACATTGACGCTGATTTTGTCACCCTTCTTTAATGGTATGCCGACCCCAGAATGCCGCACTTTAAAATCATTCAACTCTTCACCGACATGAATCCCTGAATGGTCATCCGCAATAATCTCAAATTGCTCTAACCCATTTACGACGACTTGGCAGACACAGCGCTCACCAGTAGGGTATAGCTTCTGCTCTTGGGCAATCGTAGCGGGTCTAAAGAGCACGCGATAACGTCGGTTATAGGGCACAACTAAATTTCCATTATCGTCATAGTCAAACCCACCCGCTAAATCAGATTTACCAGCCGTTAACGAGACATTAGGCGGCTTTAAACCGTTCCCACCTTTATTATTAACACTGGCTACTCTGATATGAGCCGACGGCCAAAACTTCGGATCAAGCACATTAATAACCGTATCTTCGCCATCCGAACTTTTTATAGTGATAGTCCCGTTATCATAATTAGGTACTTGATCCAGATCAGTAATACTAGGCTCTGGTATTTTCGGAATATCTTTACACTGCGCTAACTTCACCCCACACGGCAGTGGCTCATTATCACAACCCAAAAAATCCCCAACCCGTAAAACCTTACTTCCAAAGGGCAAACGTTTATCGTCACACGTTTTCAGCCAGTCACAATGCAAATTGAGTAGACTGAACACATCAGCCTCACACTCCCACGTATCATTAGGCGGGTTAGTACAATTCCCATTTTCCTTGCTGCGATAATATTTATTCTTGTAGCAGCGCCACTCGCCTTTATTCCAACCACCGCAACCCGCTGTGGGTTTGGTAGGCACAGCCAGAATACAACCCAACTCATCTAAAAAGGTCTGGATGCGTTGCAACCAGTTCAGCACATCTTTGAGTTCAGCACCGGTCATTGACTGGATCACTAAACTCCCAGCAGGCCACTCCCGCTTACTCGTCCCCTCTAAAGCCCTTGCCGTGATATTGAGCGTTACTCCATCCTCTTGATACCCGCTATATCGCACCACCTCCATCGCCAACAGGCGCTGAATCGGAGGGCAGGAACTAGCGCTAGCGGTCTCTTTACTCTCACTGCAAGGATCACTACAACAACCGCTTTTAGTTTCAGACTTCGCGCTTGTAGTAGCGCAAGGATCACCATACTCAACAAAAATCAGATACCCTCCCTCACGAGCAGGCATCACATAAGGAACACGATCACCCTCACACTCCGCTAAATACTGAGGGTGATCAAGGCGCACACTAGTCCCTGCTTCAGTCAGAATCGAGTTAGTACGTGTTTTAGCATTTAATTGGAACATGGCTCACAGCCCTTCACTCTAAATTTAATCTCGCGTTTAGAGTTATCCTCTAAACACAGTTCCAGCTTGACTAAACTGTCAGCCTGCACACCCTCTAATAACCAGCGCTGCCGCTTTTTAGTAGCACTCATCGCACCAGCAATAGGTTTGATAGAGCGAATACACTGCACCGCCCCAGCCTTGCCGAATGACACTGCAAGCAGTCCATCCACCCATTGCAAAACAGGCGTTTTACCCATCTCCCGCTTACCCAGCAGCGTCACTTGCTGAACCCTACCTTCGAGGGCTAATGAGTGGTCATAACCCAACACATCAAAGCCAGTTGCATTACACTGTCGCTTGACAAAAGGCCGTGACCGTAAATAAGGATTGCTGCGTTGCTGCAAAAACCCCAAATCAAACTCACTCAACATCCACACCCTCCCGCAGCCTTCCAGCCATCTTTTGCGTTATAAGTGGGGCGATACGGCTTTACATCCATAACGCGCTCTAGCCGTGCCTGCTCAATGCTGCGCTCATACAAAGCCCGGTAATACATTCCCCGCTCTGAATCCGTCCACTCTTGCCCCGGCATCATGTGCGCCATCATTAACGCCCCGTTCATAATGGTATCTTGATACTTCAACATCAGGTTTTCAGGGAATTCATCCCCCCCGCGCTCAGGCGCTAAAGCCACAGCAGCACGTAACGTCTCCCCTTTCGACGGCTCATTCAACAGCACCCGCCCCGGCATGTTTTCGTACCAATACTGCTTGCCTTTACATCGCCAAATATCTTTACGCTCAGGAATACGAATATCACAGCCGCCGGAGCTTTCCCCGCAGCCGCTACAATCTCCCTTCCCTCCATCCGTAAAAACTTCAATCACCCGTGCAACTCGAACACCTTCATCCGTGGGTAAATCTACAAAATCATCACCCGCCGCGATTTCAAGGCGTTCAAAGTCATAGCGCCAGATTTCAGCTTCCAAGCACAAGCGCACGGTCGCATCCGACAGTTCGCGCCGGATCACCTTATCCGGGATGCCCGGCAACAACTGCTTGATTTGTTGAGCAGCGTCATCAAAGACGCTACCCGTTTCAGCACAACAATTTTCAGCCATGCTTAAACTCTCCGAACCTGATGCTCACTCAGCATGTCTTTCTCATGCCGATGGTGCGGATGATAAGAGGCATCAGCCGTGGTCTTAATCCCTAATCCTTCATAGAACACCGTCCGATAGAACTGCTCTTTTTGGGTTTGAGTACCTTCCCGCTGATAAGCGCGATACAGGCAGTAATTCAAAATATCCTGCTCAAACTCAGAGCGGAAAATTAACTCGACTGAGTTCTTATCAATCGCTGGCGGAATCCATGAGTAAGTCAGGCTAATCTTGTGACCATCCGGTGCTTTTGGATAAATCCAAAAATCACGCGGCTTATGCTCTTCATACGCAAAATACTCCGTGTTAGGTGTCGCGGCCTCAGTCCGCCAGCACGGATCAATCTTGTTTAATTCCGCCACAGGCTTCGGCAAAATAGCCCGACACACTTCGCCATCGGCATTGATCACCCCCGCTATATCCATCAGGCGGTAAGCATCCTCCGGCAATTTCTGTAAAGCAGTTTTGCTAGTAGGAAAATCAACGGTTTTATAACTCGCATCAGGTCGAACCCTGATGATGGCACGCACCGCTTCATTAATCGTTTCAGCCTGAAACTCGCGCGTCCAAAAATCCAAATGCTCATCGGTCAACAAGCGTGCAAGTCGACCGATTAGATACTGCGCATCTATTTTATCGGCCATACTGCCCCCCAATAAAAAAGCCGCCCCGAAGGACGGCTTCTTCTTGTTTAACTGATCACACTAATTAAGACATCACATACCAAATGATAATGTCCAGTTTGCTGCAAGCGGCTGGTGTACCATTTAAGGTCATCACCAAATCCGACAAGCCGCAGGCTTTCTTAGTGTTATCAGGGGGGCAGCAGGTCGGCGGCATTTGCGACGGGCAACACTCCGGCATACAACTATCACCACAATCCCACGGGCCACACGGTACATCGCCACATTTCGCACTCGACACATCATAATCATTTAAGATTTTTTCAAAGTCGAGGCAAAGTGGATCACAATTACAATCTCGTTCAAAGCTTACACAGCCCAAATCAATCGTAACGGGTGCTCCACCAGCAGCCTGTAAGCCTGCTGTAGCCACCTGAATTTTCAGGATCGTAAACCCCGGAATCACCGGAGCAAGCGCCCAGCGACTACCCGCCTTATGCTCAACACCACCGTCAAACTGCATACTCATGCGGTGGACATTGACCCCCATCGTGTCATTGTTCCACCCCTTACGGTACAGAGCATCCCAACGCTTATATAAACTTTCTTTTGCACAAGCCATTTTGATACTCCTTAGCAGCTCTTCATGCCGTCGTTTTTGACCGCAGTGTCCAGCACCGCCACCCCATGATCGTAGACCCGCCCTGTTTTGGATGCGAACCGGATCTTCTTTTCACCATCGAGTGCCTTGATATGCACGCGCCGACCTTCGCCGCCGTCGTAAGTCCCGCTCCAATAAACATAATTGAGTTTCCCCAAATGCTTACCTTCAGCATCGTTCACACTACCCCAAGCCTCCGCCAGTGCAGCACCCCCCAAAATCAATGCCCGATCTACTGCAAACTTAGCATTTGCCGATAAGGTCGCTACGTGAGTGGATGCACAATCATCATCATTACTGACAATCACAGAATGCCCCGGCTTAAAGCGTACTGGATGCGTATATTTCTTAACTAAAATACCATCCCAGTACAGACAATCCCCCGAAAAGGCTGGATGACCACCGCAATCCGCTTTAGCTTGCTTAGCCGCCGCTTGCAATTCGGCATACCATTTTCCATCCGAAGAGGTACGGAAATCCCGCCATTGGGAAGGAGTCACCAGCATGAGATACTTAATATCCATACCACTCTCACCCAACTTAATCGGCAACAGCGGATGCGCTGATTCTTCCATCCCAGCAACAAAGCGGGTCAGCGTATCAAGACTGAAAATATCATCCTTGTCTAAAGCATCACCACACTGACCATCAAAGTCCGTTGCATCCCCACCATAGAAATGACGGCAATAGGTCGGTGCTTCCAAGCAATTGATCATTGCCTTTCTGAAATCAATGCCATCCAGCGGTAGAATCTGGTTTTCTGGGTTATAGTGATGCCCCCGCGCACCCGCCAATTGATAAATAACCCTCTCAGTTTTCAGCCGATCCATATACGCCGTTAACAGCGGACGGGCTAAATTGAACGAATTTTTACCTAAACGCAGGGTATTCGTCGTCACACAACGATCTTTAACCCCGTGGCGAGTTAAGCCAATCTTCATCTCAAAGCTGGAATAAGTTCTTTCCTCTTCCCGTCCTTCGAGCGGATCACAACACATCGTCGGTAAATTATTCAGCGAATGCTGAATATCTAACCGTACCGTATCCCCCGCAGCATCCTGCTTAGACAGATCATTGATAGTCACAATCGGCGCATACTGCCCCGACTCCATCCGTGAACCTGCTTTAGACACATCTTTCGGAATAATGCTGGAAATATCAGCCCGTAACATATTCGGCAGGCTTGGATAAGAAGCAAGCTCCACCATTGTCAGCATCGACCGGACTACCGGAACATCGGTAGACTTCACAGCCGATAGAGAACGCACACTTGAATTGGCCATTGTTGTTACTCATTAAGAGTTTCCAAACGGCCAAGCGGCTATTCATCCTTAATCTAAACCCACTTCATCCCATAACTGATCACGGCTTTTACCGTTCATGCCGCGCATTTGCGACACCATTTCTTCTGGTTTTAAGCCAAGAAAGTTATTCAATTGGCTATTTTTTGCTGCTAACCCCGCACCTACTACCCCAGCTTGAGCCGATAGACTCCGTGGCGTGTTGGGTTTATTGGGAGCTACCTGAGTAGCTGCTGGTTGCGGTTCAATAGCTTTGGTTTGACGAGATTGATTGGTTGTTTGTGATTGCAGACTAGCTTTAGCACGCTTGACCACTTCAGCCGTGCGTGAAACATCATCGAGTCCTGCAAAATGGGGATCAGCGAGTAATTGCTGCTCTATCGTAATAGCAGCCTGTGCAAGCTTTGCGTAAGTATCGTTAGCAGGGGTCTTCCCACGTTGTTTCGCCCCATCAATCCATTCAGCAATCTGGTGGATAGGATGATCCGCAGGTGCTTGATCGACCACATTAAAAAATGCATGCTCTTGTTCAGAGTAGGCTTCGGGGTCAATCACATAATTAGCGACACTTGGTTGATTGAGCGCATCCAACCGCTTTTGCTGAAGCTCAATCGCTTCCCGCATCGCATCGGGATCACCTTCACCAATCGCCGCATAATTAATTTCCGTTGGCGGTTCTGGTACAACCAGCCCCCGCTTTTCTGCATACGCCAGTTTTTCTTTCAAAGCTTGATTTTCTTGCTCAAGCTTCAAGCGGGTCTTTTCCGCTCCTGACAACTGCCGCGCCGTTTTCCGATACTCACGAATAGGAATAAAACCCTTGGGGTTATCCCGCTTCAACGCCTGATCCGCTCCACTGTCTGCTTGCTCAGCATCAACAGTTGCAGTCTCTTCAGAATCGTCAGCATCCTCCACTTGCACAGCAGCAGGCTCATCTTCTTCTGGCCGTTCAACAAACGTTTCTAGCTCGTCCGGTTCATCTTGTTCTTCCACCGTATTCAAGCCTTCCAGCATTTGCTTCTTTAATTCAGCTAAATTTTCACTCACGTTTATTTCCTTTTTGGGCAGTAAGGTTTCTGATAAGCTCGTTTAGTCATGCCGATCTAGCCGCTTTCACAGCAGCCTAGAGGCATTACACCGCCAGCCAACGGACATAAAAAAAGCCACTCCCGTTGCCAGAAGTGGCCTTATGTATGCCGATTAGATTAGATCAACCGCTTTAAATACCTTCCATTTGCTCCATTGCCATATTCCTTCGCTGGCTCTGCACCAAAGCAGCTTTAGCCCCTGCGTCTTTCATCGCCATTTCCTGCTTCAACTGCTCCACCTTCACGATTTCCAACGCCGCTTGAGCCTCATAAAGCCTCGAATGTGCAGCCTCTCGTGCTGCCGCAGCTTGCTTAGCTTCAATCTCAGCTTGCAACTTAGCTTGCTCAATCTGCATCGCCATTTGCTGCTGATTCATCTGCTGCTCTTGCAATGCGGCTTGCTGCTCAGGGCTAGCTTCAGTATTCAACCCTGACAGCTTCTCAAACTTTTCCAATAGCTCATGTTTATTCACAATCGAACTATTCTTAATCACGCCTTCCAAAATAATTGTTTGCATCACCGGATTCCCACCTGTGACCTTAAACATATCCACGAAGTCGGTATACGCTTGTTGCTGATTACCGGGGCTAGCCGTTGCCTCAGTCAATGCCACTCGATAATTAGCAAACACAATCCGATTACTAATCCCCTGCTCATCTTCTTTATTTAAACTAATCGTGCGCTTGGGTTTCTGCGTAATCGGATCACGCACAACCACATCCGTCGGCTTATCCCCGATCTCCTCAATTAAATATGCAAGTATCAAATTACCCACCTGCGCACGCGCTAATTCATAATTGGCATTGATCTCAGCTAAAGTAGTAGCGCCCAAAGCCGCCAGCGAATTAATCGCCCGACCCGACTGCCCTTTTTGATCAATCCCTGAATACGACTCATAAATCCCCGAATACAAGCGGATTTCGTCTCTTGCCATTGCTTGGCGCTGATGCATCTCTTGCAGCCGTGTTAAATCCCGCTCCACCCGAATCCGGTTTAAATCCGTAACAGGTATCACCCCATCTTTCCGGTTCAACTCATGCACCAAATCACTGGCCGTCATCTTTGGATCAGCCAATGCTTTCGGATCATAGAAAATTTGCAAACTCTCTATAATCCGCTGAATCTCCCACTCAGCTTCATTGTATTTATCCTGAGCATCTACCATACCCCGCACTAAACCATACGGCACGTTCAACTTATCTTCGCGGTAGCCCATGAACGGCACAAAGGGGAAGTAATTATGTGGGTGTGGGCTAGGCTCATCGGCTATTTCATGGCAGCCAATAAACCACTTACGCCTAATTTTAGCAGTCACCTCTTCCGTTTCAGTCACCAAACCCAGTTTTCTCATGGCAGCGAGATCACGGGCAGAGAACGCACGTTTAGCTTTCTTCTCATCCATGACCACACCATCCGCAAAACGATAGACTAAAACCTGCTCATAAACACGGTAATAGACCTCATAAATTGCAATCCGTAAACGGTTTGAGTCCTGATGATAAATATGCTCCCGATTGATATTAGCGGCACTCGTCCATTCATTGGTTCGCAAGACCGCATCATCGGCAGATACTTCATCCCCAATCATAAAGTAACCCGACGCTGAGGCAGCCTTGAGCGTATCAATCAACTTTTTTTGCTCGGGAAAATAAGCCTTCGCCTGATCCACATCCATAAACTTGCGCCGTGCAATCCAGCGCCAATCGCCGAATTCGGGATCAATCCCGCGCATGTCGTAATAAATCTCCGACATAGGCACGCGCTCAATCAGGAAATGCTTACCAAACGGGTCTGTATTTTTATCCACAAACAACCAATCTAGCCCTTTTATCAACATCCCCTTATACGCATCTGAACAGTACCTGTTTACATTGCTCAGTCGCGTTTCTTCATTCACCCGCTGATTAAGCGCTTCAGCAACTAAATCCCCCTCCACATCATCAGCCACCACGCGGAAATCCCGCCGTGTACTTTCCTCATGCCCCAACACACTATTAATCGCTGGCTGAATCAGATTACCAATTACAGGCAAGCGCTCACACGACTCTAAATCTTTTAAGCGCTTATCCGTCAATTGCCGATGATCATAATATTCCGCGCATTTTTCCGCTGTTAGCCGCCACTCTTTATCCTGAGCCTCAATGTCAGACAACATGGCGTTAAAATCGAATTTCATGCGCGGAAACCTACCTGTTAACGATACTCAGGACGACGTTTTAAAGCAGCACCCGTTGCTGTATTAGCCAGCTTTACCTTATCCAACACACTCACCACCGGTTGATCATTCACTACCGTCACCATAACCACCCCACCGCCATCCATATCCATCGCAAACGTCGCCATTTTCATGGATTCAATCCCCGGCAACGGTTCAGTAAAACCTGTCATACTAGGAATCGGCTGCATATCAATAAAGCTTTTACCCTCTAACGCCTCTTGCATACTATCCGCTTGCAATAGCCCACTGACTTTAGCCCGTAGTTCAGTCCGATCCTGATCACTCGCTAATAGAGCTGCTTTCAGGCGCTCAACCTCAGCCTTTTCAGCCTTGATCTTACCCTCCCACTCTGCAACCTCGTCTTGCGTAGCCCCAGACCGCTCACGATCAACATTCACTAGTTTTGATTGCAAATCAGCATTCGCTGTTTCAAGCTCGACCACCCGCTTTTGCAACTCTTCAATCTGCTTCTGCGCTTCTAATTTTCCAGCCATTACTTAGCCTCTTCTTTAGCTAATAAAGCCTTGCTTAAAGCATAGCCTTCTAATTCCCATAACTTGTCACGGGCGTTTTTATCGGCTTCGGCTTTAGCAATATCAAACCCAATCTTAGGATTAAAATTAGCTTTAGACACTGACGCACTTTTCCCCAATCCGACTGTGAATCCATTTGGCAAAATAGCAACAACCACTGTGGTAGTCGTATCAGGTACTACCCACGATTCATAACGTAGTGAACCCATCAATGTATCAATCTGAGCAGCAGATACCCGTGGAGCGACATTGGCTCCAGCATCTATAATGGCCTGTTCAATGTGTTGGTCGTTCATAAAATTCTCCATAAATAATTACCGCCGACGCTGCACAGGTCGGCGCTCAAATACAAAATTACCTTTAGGCGCTAAGGCAAAACTCTTCATTAGCGAATCCGCCAAATTAGGGCTTGGAATCCCCTTAGCTCGCATCTCATCCTTCGACACAATCTGGATCAGCCGACTCCCTGCCGTCCGCTTGCGCGGCACTTTCACAATCTCACTCTTCAGATTAGCCAGCTCTTTAATCTCACTACTAATACTGATCAAGGTCATTGGATCGTGATAGACCTTCTTCTCCACGGCCTGCCACGTCCTAAAAAACCGTTCGCGCAAATACCACCAGTATTGCGCCCGCTTATTTTTAAATACATCCGCATTGGTGCGCGGCTCCAAGATGGTTTTTTCCAGTTCTTCAAAAGATTCATCTGGAAAATCAGGAGATTCCCCCGCCCCAAAACCGTGAAACTCCAAACCAGCAGGCTTGCCACCCATGCTTGCATACGTCTTAACACTGGCTCCGTTCCCTACATTGTCATAGATAAAATCAGTAGCTCTAAACTCCACTGCATCATCAACGGCTCGTTGAGTCGCTTCCGTAATATCCCCATCTAGCCAAGAGCAACAATCAACGATCAACACCCCATGTCGCAGTGTTCTTGCCTTGGCATCACGCCCTTCATCAGCCGGATCAAACCCACAAACCTTCTCACCCCGTGGCACAAACCCCAACTTAATATGTGCATCAACCGCCGCATCAAACCACTCCGGCTCAATCAATGCGTCCTGATACTGCATGTTCGGCTCACCACCATATACATGCAGCCACTTCTTAAAATTGGTTTGCTTTAACTGTTCAGAATGCTGGCGTAACTCAGCAGGGAAAAATGGATTATCATCGTAGTTAACCATCCCTACATAAATCTGGTCATCTTCATAAAACCCATGCTGCTTAATCTGCGCTAAGTAAGGTTTTACAAATAGCTGATACGTCGCTGAAGCTTCATCCGCTGGATTAAAAGATGCCCAAATCTCTGAATTCGTTTTCCGAATCGTCGGGATCAATAAATCCCACGTCGATTCTTTTATATCTTCAGCTTCTTCCACCCAGACAACGTTATAGTCAAATTTTGACTTGATCGAATTGACATTTCGGCTCAGTCCAAAAAACTTAAAATACCCACCCGACGGGGTATTAATCACCGTGTTTTGTACTTCAAACGGGAACTGATATTGATCAACAAACGCTTTGAGCATCCCATGTACTGAGTCGTCAATACTGTTCTGATACTCACGAGTACATAAAACTTTATAACGCGGAATACTCTCCGCATTAACCAATAACTGACGGGCAAATGTTTCAGACTTCCCCGAACCCCTGCCCCCAAAAAATATCTTTAGTCGCTTAGGTCGTGCCAACGCCTCAAACCGTTCTGGCAGTTGAATAATCGGCAACTCACTCATGACCAGCCGCCCTCACATACTCAACTCGTCTCACAAGCTCAATCGGCTTACCATCAGCCCCCGTATGCTCATGCTCAACCTGATCCTTGAACATACCGATATTCTTGCCCAACAATTGCAGCGCTTGAGTAGCAGCAGGAATATTTAACTCAGCAACCCGAACAACCCTAGTACATATCATCCCTTTATGATTTGCCACCAACAGCTTATCAAACGGAATTTCGCCTTGGGCTAACATCACATTCCGCTGTAAACGCTGGCGTATCTCAGCGGCGCACCATGTCGAGCGCACCTTATTTTCAGCCTGCAAATAACGCATATATTCGCGTTCTTTTGCATACAACTCACGATAGCTCTCGTTATTAGACAAGAAGACCTTCCAGACAATGGTTCTGGCCGAATCATTGTCCTTAGGTTTAAATCCACCGATTCGGCAAAGCGCACGATTATCCAACAGCTCCCCATCGACCCCATTCACATACGCTTCAACCATTCGCGCACGTTCTGGCCTCAAGTCCCCGCCTTCAAACCCTTCTAAATACGCCTGCCGAACCTCTTCACTCATAGCAATTAACAGCAGCCGTCATCAACCCAGTAGTTACCAGCCGCATCTCCGACAGTCACTTCAGAGTTATCGCTTTGCTTATAGAACTTAGTTGCTACAGGAACACCCGTCACAGCATTTTGCTCGACTACGCGATACAGTTTTTCAGGCGCAGTACCTGTAGGAATTGCCGCTGGAGCGGCTGCCGCACGCACCTTAGCACATACCAACTCAGGCTCAGTGAAGCGCGTACCTGCCACACAATAACTACCCCAAATTTCCGCACCTGATAAAGCATGAGCAGCACCGGTGGCCACATTGACCACTGCACTAGCGACCGCGACCGCTACCCCAACCTTGAACCACTCGCGCTTCTCAATGCTAGTGCCAGCATCGCAGCCCAAAGTACGCACTAACTCAAAATCAGAATCTTCTTCCTTAACCAGCTCAGTACCCGCTGGCGCAGCGTAAACAGCACCCGTCGCCATATTGGTATAAACCAATGTACCATCAGGCTTAGTTTCGACTTGTACGAGCGTACCCGTCGGCTGCTTCGTAGTGCTGTCAATTTCTTCCAGCAATACAAAACGCGACTCAGCATTAATTTGTGACTCATACAGCGAGCAATCTACGCGAGTTTGCGTAGTATAGCCAGCTTCCAAAGCCGCGCTGACCGTTGCATCCGATTCTTTGCCGTCGAGTCCAAACCACTTCGGCGCACCTTCTTCTTGAATTCGCTTATAAAGCCCATCCACTACACCCGCCACCGCAGCAAACGCAAAACACATCACACAATTACGACAAGCCATTACTAACTCCATAAATAAAAAAGGCCGCCGAAGCAGCCAACCACCAAAGGAAAACTAACTAACTAACCAAACTCAATCAGCACATGCACAGCTTTATCCAGCTCAACACCCGCTTGATCTAACCACTCGGCTGAACTCGGATCATTCGCAGTTAACTGTACCCATCCCGCAAAATACAAATCGGTTTCAGTATTACGAAACGAAGCGGGATATAAGGTTTTAGAGTTCGGGTTATTTACCAAAGCTAGTGTAATCCCCCGCTGTGCTTCAGCCGGAGGAACATAAACCGTCCCCGGCATCACGCAAGCGGGGGCATTAACAGTCACATCCTCGGCATATACCGTCACCAAATTATTCGCCGGAACTAAATTGGCTGGAATAGCCGCACAGTCAACATACGTGTCATAAACCGCATACTGTGTAGCATTCGCCATTGTCCAATACGCCGACTGTACCGCTGCCGGATCAATCGGCTTACTACCCCATGCAACTGATACTTTATTGTCAGTCAGTGCAACAATCGTGGCATACGGCTGACCGTCGGGGGCAGCAAGCGCCACACACCCCACACTTAAATCAACAACTTGCGGATCAGACTCAGACATAGACCCTCCAGAAATGAAAAAACCCGCCGAAGCGGGTCTATGAATTTACTTAAAACTATGGAAACTGATACTTATAAACAAACACGGCTCGCCCAGCGGTTGCTGACGTACTCAGCCTGAGCGTACTCGCATCATCACTCCAACCCAAAGTTAATGCCGTCCAGTGATACCCAACCGCCATTCGCTGTATGTTGGAACAGAGTTCCAGATATGTTTACGTCTACACGGGAGCTGTTAGGGGCAAGACACATAAAAAGGTGCCCATTGGCCGGTAGAAATCCAGCGGGTAATGTAGCCAACGTGCCGACATATCCGGCAGGGCAGGTAATCAGCCCCTCGATGTAAACGCGATTATTCAGACGGCGGAATCTAGCAGGTTGATGGCCGCCACCGAAATTGGCGACACCCGCCTCAAAATAAGGAGCTAAATCAATCCAACCTGTATCAGGATAGTTTTTACCTTGTATAATTGTGCGACTATTGCTTAGTTGCGCATTGACTTGATTGCTTGCTAGATCGTCGTGATTTAAAGCTAATACACGAATATATTCTGCAGATGGGTTAATATCCACACCTGTAAAGGTTGACCAATACCAGCCTTTTCCTGAGCCTGTATATTTGTACCACAGCACACCCCAGTTTGGCAGCTCAATAAACCCTTGTGCATCTACAACAATAGGGCTACCGCCAGAAAGAGAGGGTACTGATGCACCGACAGCAGGAAAGTAAAATGCAGCGTAAGTTTCGTACCCAGCACTTGATATGGAGATAAAGCGGATAACCGATTCATCAACGGTGTGAGCTTTTACCTTATTTCCTTGCAGTTCCCACATCGTATTGTGGAATAACCCATCTTGCAATCTTACGCTTTCAAGTAATTTGTTTTCTTCGATGTTGTCCGCTGTTTCGCTTGCTTGGACTGCTGCAGCCACTTCAGCATCTGTTGCCATCGTAGAAGCTGCATTGAGCTTTCCGACGCTAATTTCTAAACCCGCGCCAATGTCGGTATCATGTACAATTTTAGGCATTACTCAATCCTCAAATTACAGTGCTAATAAATAGTGTGTAGTGTTACCAGCTAAATTCGGCTGAGCCACGTATGCTTTGTTTAAAATCGGGGCGCTCGCTGCGTAATAGCTGATATTGTTTGCCAAATCTTCGATGAACACATCGAAACACGGTGAACTAAAGCTATAGGCTCGACCTGTTGGCTGACCGCCTGGTGTGGTTACAATCACATCCGGCTCAGACAAAGCAAGACAGGGATTTAATGCCTCTAACCAATCCGGCACACCATCTCCATCCGAATCAGTCATATCTAATAGCGGGTTAGGTGACCACTCGATATAAATTTCAGCGCAGCCGTCAGCAGGGATATTGACGTTAATTTCCTGCCAATAAACACCACAGCCAGCATCTAGTGTAAGTGTCTCGCCCGTGCAATGACCGCATGGCGTACTAGGCGCAGTGGACGGTGGACAAAGCTCCTTCCCCGCCACGTAAACCGTACCATCGCCTTTGTTGCGCACCGCCACAGACTTTAAGCCTGCGGGTAACGTGACTGAGGTTTGCGTTTTGAATGTTGCAAACTGAATAGGGCAGCAACTCATAATCGCCCTCCTTTCGCTTTCTGCTCTTCGCGCTGGTGTCTACGCCAGTCCGTCCAGATACGCATAATGCTCTCCAAAATCTTAAATAAACTTGCTACCAACGCAGCTACAGCAGTAGCAGCAGCAACCCACGCTAACCAATCAATGTTTTGCATCACCGCTACACCGCCTGCGCTTAGTGCTCCTGCTAGACTGAGCTTTGTTGTTAATGCAGTTTTCACCAGCCCGTCGCTGATTGCTTCATGAGCAACCAAGCGCCAATCCATCACGTCATTCATTCCAAGCCTCCAAAAACAACAAGGCCGCTTTTTAGCGGCCTTGAATAGCGAGGTCTTACTATGAAAATCATTACCGGATACCCAAAAACGAAGCCTCGCCCCGTCTCCAAGCCAAGTACCAAATACTAGCCAGCACAGCCACTAATAGCGCAACCTGAATCCAGCCCAGCGTTTGCACCCCGGACAACTGATCTTGTGCTTTAGTGAGTCCGTCAATGACAGCCGTCTGATTGTTCTCGACCTGAGTTTTTAACCACTCCAATCCCGCCATACCACCCGTGCCAACTGCGGCAGACCCTACAGCAATTTGCTCAGTGCTTTGAATAGCTGGCTTCACATTTCCGACATTAACTTCTTCGTCGGTTGTAATGACTAGACCCACTGCTTTTTCTATTAATTCACTAGGATACGGCTGCATTGAATTTTCAAAATGAATCATCGCTGAAATAATTGCTACGGCAGTCCGGTAATCACGCATGGATACCTTATCATGTGCCCCAACACCTACTTTTTTAGCAACAAAATCAACATACTCATCGGTCGGGTTATTATCTTGGCCTTGGCGCGGCGCATACTTCCCGATCATTTTACTGATGGTTTTTAGACGATCCTTTGTTTGATACTTAATCAGTACCAACAGCATAGCCCTGATACCATAGCTGGGATGTGTAAACCGACACATCCGCCCATCACTAGCCGGATCAGCTAAACCTATCCATTGGTTACGTGAGCTATATTCGACATTACCGGGGTTATTATTTTCGATCCCGCGTGGCAAATCCCCCGTTAAACCCAGCTCTGCCGCAGCATCATAAAAATCTTTATTAGTCATCGTTGTAGCACCCTCTACATATCCACCAACATTAGTTGCTGTACATCCTGTGCTAGCAACCCCATTCAAATTTCTAAACCGTACTGCACCAAACGGCACATTTTTAACAGTGCAGCCATGCGCCTCTGCAAATGTCACCCCATGCTCAGGATGGCAACCCGGAATCTTCACATCATCAATGCACCAGTCCGTAAAAATCCCATCACTGAACATCAGCCCTTGGTAGTTTTTACGAGCCAGCGGATGTGCAGAAGGAATGACTTCAACTTTTTTGATCACCCCGCCATTAACATCACCCCTCCAATGAATTACATCGGGATGATATTGCTCATCAGGGAACGTCTTGAGCAAATCACTAGCGATTAAACTTTTAATAACAGGCCGTTGACCCTCGCCTTGGATTACATCACCGCTAATCAAATTAGCTTCAACGCGCTCAATCGTGCAGTTGTGGCCTCTTACTTCAACCCCGACATGCAATCGACTAATCACTAATCGTTTGATCGTCACGTTGTCTGCGAGTATCAACAAACCATTCGCAGCGCCAGCATTCCAAGCCTCGTCGCTACTATCGTCCGCCGAACCTTTGATAATCAGCTCATCAATCACTAAACCCGCATCTTTTCGCTCAATGACATAGAGCCACTGCCCTACTTGATGCGGTCGCTGACTAACGACGATACGCATTACTGACGCAACTCCACTTTCTCAGTCAGTGATACATGCACATGCACGGTCAAGTGGCTGCAACCGCTCACTAGGACTAGAGCAGTGACATAAGCCAAGGCAAGCAGCAAGCCTCTCATCGCTTGCGCTCTACTTTGATAAACATCGGCACAGCTCGACTATCAAACGACTCCACACTATCCCAGCGCATGCCAAAAAGCGGATCTGCCACACGTACCAAGCCGTCACGCAGCTCATATGCGACAACAAAATGATGAGTGATTCCAATGTTGATGAGCGCTGCAATAGCTCCACCGTCAGCTAATGACTCTGCAACACTGAACCCAGCTAAAACCTTGAATGTGATATTTTTATTAGTGATGTGACTCTCAATATCATCCAGCGTCCATAGCCCATGCGGTCTAGTGATCCTTCGGGCTTCAGCGACAGACGATTTTCCGCCAGCGAAATTCACAAGCATCGCTGCACTAGCGGGGCCGCACTCAGTTACATTGAATCCTTGCCCTACATAACTTGGCTCAATCCGCCGTGCCTGCTGTTGTGCAGTGCAGCCGATAGCCAGTGATCCCATGACTAACACTAAGATCACCAATACCCACTGACTCACAACCTAACCCTCAAATAAAAAAAGCGCCCTTCGAGCAGAGGCGCTTTTAACAAGGAAACCGTTACCCAGCGTTACTCAAAACGCAGGCATAAAAAAAGCCGCTCCGGTTTCCCGTGCGGCTTTTTAACTTAACTTTTGCTGACTAGTCGCCAGCGTATCACAAACCTAGCATTTAGCGTTTGAACAGTCAACTTACTTTTATTTTATTCCTCTGGTTAGTTCGACGCCTTTTTCTGTCAGACTATAGTGTTTTAGAGCATCACCTGCCTTTCGGTTAGCGTGCTCTGGCTGAGTCGATTGAATTAAATCCCACTTCAACAGCCTATTTATCGACCCATCCAGTCCCGATTTTGTGGCGTCCCGTGCCCCATAGACATACTCTACTAGGTCAGACTTACCAGACTCAGGATGTGCCGCAATGGTCAGCAGTACCTCCATATCAAAAATGCTTGTTGCTCCAAGACCCCGAAGAGCCTTGGATAGTTTAATGGTTTTCATGAGTTATCCTGAACTGGCAGACCAGGATATTTAGCCTTAAGCGCTTCTAGGGTTTCTTGTATTTTTTTGTGGTTTTTTAAATTGACGATAGCGCCCTTTCTTTTGATTTGATTAAGAGCATTTTGGTCATACTCTCGGAGACATGGAGCAAAATGGCTTTGCACTGTAAATCCATCTATTTCTACTCGAATGGAGTTCCCTAAAATGAGACTATTATTAACCTCGCGGCGATGCCGCGCAGTTATCAGAATTCTATCCATTACTTTCTCTCCAGTGTGTTGTACTCATAATCCGCTTCGGCTTGCCCTTTATTCAGGGCTTTCAGTAGCTTTTCACCCCTTTGCAACATTTTTGTTGCACTGCTTGGTGCAGTACGGCTCATTCGATCCAGAAAATCCTGAATCTCATTAGCGTTTGCTAGCCTTACAGTTAGTCCATCACACCCCATTCTGAATGGGGTATAATCATCGTGGCTATACTTTACGTGCATCGAAAATGGCGATGCGCTTGTAACTAGTCCTATTTTCTCTCCGTAGAGAGAGTCTTTTGCTACAACATACTGGTTGTAGAATTCTGATAAATCTTTGCTACTCATTTCCGCTTCCTTTTTCGTTGCTTGATTTGGTTATACTACGTTATTTTATTCCCCGTGTAAATGGGTATTAAAAAAATAAATCCCCACAATAGCGGGGAACATAGAATACTAAAAACACACAGTTTTCATAGACGCGGTTCATCCCCAAATAAAGACGGGGAACATCTGCTAAAACAGCTCAAACAAACCCATCCGCCACCCGCCCCATGCCCACCACGTACTTAGCAATCCGAAGTAGCTCATTAAACCGCGTAGCCGCCACCACTCCCCCTACCTTACGCCCCAAACTATCCGCCCCATCCCGTATCGACTCCCCCCGATGCAGAACGTAATAACACCGTGCCGCCTCGATCACTAACAACGACTGCCGCTTAATCAACTGATCCACATGCTCCACTTCCAACGGCATTACATCCATATCCCAATCACTGCTGCGACTCGGCGTAACGAGTCGAGTAAACGGAGTCATACTTGGATACCCCAAGTTCGCCACCCGCTGATTCTGCCCCCAAAACTGCCCCCATTGATTTAATGCCTGATGACCATCTAACACGACTGCCTCAAAATCCGCAAACACTGCTTCTGGCGCTAGCTTTTTATTAACGATCTCTATCATGCTAAATCCTCGATTTGATTGTTGCTCTTAAATGCTCATCACACAAAACCTGTGCCGCCGCCACATTATTAACAGCCCGACCCAACGCCACTGCCCGACAATAAGGATTATCAGGAAACTCCGTAAACCAAGCCGTATACCGCGCCACATCGACTATAAATGCCTTACTAATGTTGTAATGCCGACACGCCGACCGAATGAAATACTTAGATTTATCCTTCCAGATAACCCCTTGGCCTACTTCCTCTTCTGTTCCGGATGTTCCAGTAACATTCATTTCATTGGAACACGCTAACTAATTGATACTTATTAAGTATTTCTACTTTGTTCCAGTGTTCCATTAAAATATACATATTCCGCGCGCGTATGCGCACGCACGCGCACGCCTGCACACGCGCACACACGTATGCGTAAACCCCCAATTTCTTTGGAACATTGGAACAAAACCTTACAAGCAATTGATTCTTAAAATAAAAAACCTGTTCCAATGCTCGAAAATCCATTGGAACATACTGGAACATCTGGAACAGACCCACCTTAAATCCCCTCCTCAAAGTCCTGCCACTCCTGCGCACTCAACCCCACGCTGGCGCTTGGCACGCTATTTAAACCGCCATTTTTCTCTGCTGGCGCATTATTCTTGATTGGCCTTACATACACCCAGACCGGATTAGACGTATCAATCAATCGCTTTTTTTGCTTTTCCCAGCCCAATCCTTTCATCACATCGCTGATCCGCTTGTAATCGACTTTTGACCCATGTCCCACGTCTTTACCTAATGCGCCCTTTAATATCTGCGCACCGCTCAATATCGGCTTATCTTTAATCATCGAATCACGCAAATACTCTTCAATGGGCGCTTGCCACAAATCATCAATTGTTTTCCGATCCTGTTCGGCCTCAAACAAAGGCTGCTCATGCGCCTTAACCCACCAGTCCTCCCCCGCATTAAATGCCACCACCGCCTCAGCCCAAACCTGATCTCTCACACGTTGCGCATACTCAAAATTCACCGTCGGGCATTCCAGCGGCCAATACCTCCTATTCCCCGTCGGATCATTAAGATATTGCTTATCGTTCGTCGTCCCTAAAAACACACACTGACGCGGATAATCTTTAACAAGCCGCCCAAACGGTGGCCGAAACCGATCCACCGGCGACGTAATAAACTGCTTCGCCGCCGTCGACTCGGCCCGATTCATCGCATCCAGCTCAGCAAACTCCACCGCCCACAGCCCTTGGATAAACTGGAACCCCTCTTTGGAGCGAATATCAAATGTTGAACTAATCGACCACGGTGCATACATCATCTCAATAAAGCTAGACTTCCGTTTGCCTTGCCTCCCCTCCAAAATTAACATCGTGTCCATCTTGCAACCCGGCTTAAAAATCCGCGCCACTGACCCAATAAAAAACTTACGTGAAGCTAGCCTTAAATATTCAGGGTCTTGCTCTGACTCCGACACATCCGCCAAAAACCGCCCTAAGCGCTCTTCCCCATCCCATACCAATTTACTTAAAAATTCCCGAATGGGGTGGAAGCTAGACTTTCTTGCAACTAACCGCATGGCCTCTTCAATTTCCTGAGTTTTCGGCGATACTCGATAATGCGTAGTAAGCCAATCTTTGGCTTTTAGCGTGTCCTCATCATCTAACGCGCCTGTTTCCCCTATCCCGCTGTTGCTTAATTTTTTGATCTGATTAGAAAATTCACAATAGGCCAACACTCCTTTAAACTCAGGGTGATACGTCAGAATCAGTGCAATATTCCCCATGATCGGCTTGATGTAACCATATTGATCACGTAGCAATAAACCATTCCAATGCACCTCTGCATCTGCATCAGCAGCATCCCCCGCTGGCGCTGGCACAGCTTTAGCCGCGTCATCTGCTGCCATAGCCTGTAGTTGCTCTACAATTGCAACCCGTAGCGCATCTAACCCGTAAGACACATGCCAATCATTCCAATCCACTGTAAACCTTCATTGTTATCGTCGTTATCATGGCTGAGGCGCAGCCGTTTGCAGGGGTATAACTACCCGCCCATTGACAGCCTTAGCCGCTGCCCTTGCCTTCGTCAACCCCGGATTCCCCTCCGTCTCTGTGTCATTATCCGCAGCAATCACCAGCTTCAGTTCAGGATATTTAGCCCGCAATGCCTTAGCCACCGACAACAAATTACCCGCATCAAATGCACAAATAACCGGCCTCTGCATCGCCATAAATACCGAAGCCGCCGTAGCATACCCCTCCGCAATAAACGCCGTTTTAGCCCCCTCCAGCAGCCCTAACACATGCCCTGCCCCTTCCTTGGCAGTCCCTGTCAAAAACTTTTTAGTCCCGTCCTCAGCAATAAACTGCAATCCCACCAAAGCCCCCGACTCGATATTGCAAACCGGCACAACTACCGACCCGCGCGAATACCGAACCCCGACCCCCGCCACCTGCTTTCGCTGCAAATACTGGGAATAGCCTTCAGTCGGCAACTTCCCCCAAATCCGCCCCGCTCGTTCTGCCGCCTCCTTCTGCCGCGCCTTCTGCTCTTCAGCCTTAGCCCGTCGAATCCGGTTCTGCTCTGCCTTAAACTTTGCCTTTTCCTCATCCGAAAAGGGGGGCAAATCAAAATCCACAACAAACGACTGGTCTTGATACAGCTTCCAATCCCCAAACGCCCCAGTGAGTACCTCAATCCCCGAATCTAAGCGAAACCAGCGCAACACATACCACCCATGCTGCTTAGTTTTTATCTCACCGAACCGGTGCAGTTTTCCGTCAATTGAAAAAGCAGTCGGGGGAGTAATCCCCAACTGCTGCATTTGACTCTGGAGCTTGGCTAGTGCGTCATTCATCCCTAAATCCTACAATCCCCCGTACACTCGGTGGACTGCTCAAATAACGGCAGCTCATAATTACCGGCAAATGACCGGCCAATGGCTTTGCGAGTCATTGCCCAAAAAGCCGCGCTCTGTATATGCTCAGTAGCCGGTATAGATAGAGATTTCATTAACACAAACTTTTCCTCCATGTCTTCGGCGAAATCAAACCCATGTACTGGATAGCCAATTGATTCTTCAGCGATTTTAAGCTGCTCCCAAATATGTGGGTAATCACAAAAAATGACGTACCAATGTTGCCAGCCCGCTTTTAAACAACCAATACAATTGGCGTGTTTAAACTGCCCGTATGATAACGGGGGGTCGATCATTATTTCGTTTGTTGAATAAATACTGCGCTCAGGCCACAGTGCTAGCGGATAGTCTGTTTTGTAACCTTTTTTTCCCATTAGTTGTGAGCGACGGGTAATGCGGTTTTTTTCGGCCACATCGAAACCAAAATAAACTACATCACCGTCAACATAGTTACGCGCATACCACTCAAATGCCGGTGTTGTTTTTAATCTATTAGTACATAAAATTTGTCGATTAGATGGATTAATCCAGCTCCCAGCATCAATGCAAACCTGCATGGGCGTTTTAGTCTCCCACTCAGGATGATTGGCATAGGTAATCTCAATGCCTAAATAGTCAGCTACTGCTTGCTTAAAGCGCTTGATGTCAGGAAGCTCTACTTCTGGGCTAATGTTGTGATTAAGGAGGATGGTGTTCTTTGCGCCAAATCGTCTAGCTACTTCTACTGCCACCAGGGCAGACGAGTGTCCGCCGGAAAAACAAACGATGTGTTTACTCATAGCGCCTCCCCCAACTCCCTCAACCGTGCCCAATGCGCCGCCTCCGCCGCCCGTTCTGCCGCCGAAACCCGCTCAGCCTCAGCCTTCACCACCTTCCAATCCCGATGCGCCGCACTCACAGGAACTTGCTCCGCCCTTACCGCCACCGTCGACTCCAATGCGCTAACATCCAGCGTCCCCGCCCTAGCCCGCACCGCCAAGGCCGCCAAATACCCCGCAGGCTTTGGCACATCTCGACTCGCCAAGGCTTGCGCCAGCAGCCGGACACAAACCTCCGCTTGCGCCACAGGCAAGCCACACAGCAACCGTGCCCCATGCTGGCGCTGCTCAGCACTCAAGCCAGCAGGCCAAGGCAAGCTTTTTTCCAACTGCGTAGCATCCGACACGACGACGGACGCGCTAGCGGACTCCCCCGTGGTGGTTAGGTGGTGGTTAGGTGGTGGTTTAGTTTGGGTTATGGGTGCAGATTCTGCGGGGGTGGGTGCAGATTCTGCGGGGGTGGGTGCAGATTCTGCGGGGGTGGGTGCAGATTCTGCGGGGGTGCAGATTCTGCGGGGGTGCAGATTCTGCGGGGGTGCTAATAACAGGGCAGCATTCACGGTATAAATCGTAGACCGCCCCTCACGAGTTTCAAGCGACAAGAATTTATTCTCAGCAAGCCATTGAATATGCCCCTGAGCTGTCCGCTCCGACATAGAGCATTTACGGGCTAAATACCCCACCGAAGGAAAACAAGCCCCCGCATCATTCGCCATATCACAGAGTGCGACTAGCAAAAATTTACGCCCTTGCGACATGACACCTTCGGGTATCTCCCACGCCGCAGACATCAACTTGATACTCATGCTGTCCCCTCCCTCAAGTTCTCATACGTCATCCGCAACAACTCCCCACGATCCGCCTTACAACGAATAATCGTCTTCAGGATATTCCGCGTAGTCGTATCCTCCCGCTTCGCCCAGCCCCTTAAAGCCGCTTGCGCCTCTTGCTTGATATACCGACTAGGGTTCTTGCGTAAGAAAGCCACGAGCAGCATATTGGCCGTCCATGACTCGATGGTTTCGATTTCTTGGGTCGATGAAGTCATGCTGAAGCCCCCTCAAACACTAAACTCTCAATCCGCTCGCACAACGCTTCCTGCTGCTCCAGCAGTGCCAGCAGCAACCAAATTAATGAAGTGACTTGGATAAAATGCCGAGCGTCTTGGAACTCGTCTTTATCCGCAGCTAAAGTATGAATTGTTTCAGCTAATGCGCAGGTTTGCGCCGAATGAATGCGTGCATGCTCAGCTAGCTCCTTGAGCGTAGCCGCATGCCGAACTATTAAAATAGGCATGATTGTGGCCTTTTGTAGGGTGAATAACCACTGCCACAATCCACTGCTAAATAAATTGGTGGCAGCATGCGCGGGGTTAGCAGACCGGCTACAAAAGGCTAAACCGGCAGACCCGAAGGTCTCCCCACGCACACTACCAAAGGGAGAAACTTCGGGTGCTACAAATAAAAAAAGCACCGAAGAAATTGGCGCTTGTGCGCCTTTTGTAAGTTTCAGGCTGCTAAACCCGACACCGACCTTACCTGAATCGGGCTTTTTCATTACGAATTCGTCAAAGTTTGGAGAGCAAGCTTCTTGATATTGCAAAGGCTCATATCAAGCTGTGCCGCTTTCCGCTTCAAAGTTCTTGGATCATTATCTTCAAAAATAGACATAGCCAAGCGGAATGCAGCAATCCGCGTATCCTCTGGCTCTATCTCATAAGCATATTGGTAAAAAAGATCGACACACTCCCCCTTGTTTTGCACGAGGGAAACCTCATAGTGAATCCCCTGATAACGGGCATTCAGATAATCTCTAATCGCAGTAAACGAGGCTGATCCTTGATAATTATAAATAATCACCAGCACCGCCTTGCTATCGCAATGCAGCTCAATAGATTGATTAAGGTCAGGTAAAAATAAAGGATCTTCGTTGCCGATTTCATCATCTCTGTAAATACATACCAAATCACGTCTATCGTGAGTCAACGTATTGATATGCTCTGCCAAAATATAACTATTAAACTCGCCATTAACGGTCAGCGTACTCGCCAGAAACACTACTGAAAGCCCATGCTTTAGCATCCGAGGCACTAGCGGCGTACTCACCTGTATACCCTCCCCTGCTGCTGCTAACTCATTGTTTTGACTATCAGCCTGATCAACCTGCATAGTTTCTAAACTCATTTCTGTTCCTCACTATTTAAAAAATTAAAACCTAATACCCATCCATTTGCTGCTCAGCGCCTTTAATGCACTCAGCAACAAACCAAACCGCAGGCAGAGCGACCAGCCCTACCCCGATAAATATCACCAGCACGACGGCGGCAATGACTGCCGTATACAACAGCCCCAGAACCAGCAAACCGCTATACAAATACTCAGCAACGACTAGGAGTCTTCTGCTGAGCAGCAACCTCACCGCTAAGCAGCGAGTCTTCCACTCCAAATACAACTCCCTCAGCGTTTATGCAGGGTTTCTAACAAGGCGTGTTCGATGTACTGCGAAATACTAATACGGTCTCTCTGTGCAGCCTGTCTAAGCTGCATGGCTATGATCAGGGATGTGTTCACACTGAATCGTTCCAGCTTCAGAGAGGGGTGTGGGTGGCTGATCCTTGCCATTGACGGACTCCATTACGTGTGCTTGGTTAGTCCCCTGTTTTGCTTTAATTTTTTCGATAATGTCGGGTCGTTTTAAATAAAGATGTAGCTTCCACTTACCCGGAATAGAACCATCCTTCGGCCACTGATGGACAGCCGAACGAGTAATTCCAAATTCGGCAGCAGCTTTTGTTGCACCGCCTCGACCCGGTGCAAATGCTTCTAAAACGGCTCTTGTCGTAAAAATTAAGTCTTCCATGCAAGAATGTTAAGTTTTCTAATCAAAAAGGTCAAGCAAACTTAATGCTCAAAAAGTTAAGATTGCTTGACATAACGAGGGAAAAAATAATGGCGACAGTCGGAGACCGAATTAAAACCAGAAGAAGCGAATTAAAGCTTTCTCAGCGAAAACTAGGCTCAAAATGCAACGTGACGGGCGCATCTGTATCGCTATGGGAAAGTGGCGAAACAGAACCCACCGGCGAAGCTCTGCTGCTGCTAGCTCATGCATTAGATAGATCACCCGAATGGATTATGAATGGCGATAGCAAGCATGCGATTGCAGCAGATGATCAACGATTCGTAGATTTCGTAAAAGAAAATGTTCACCACCTTGGCGATGAACACAAAACAGACATTAAAAAGCTAATTGACCTTGCAAAATCCAGAAACGCTATCATCAACAAAACTCGATGAATCCTTAATCTTAACTTGCTTAGCGCGGGTAATTAACTCAACAACAAATACCCTTTCTTCAGTGCATAGCAATACCAAATGCTCAAAATCATCGGCAGATAGTATGTCATTTTTTTGGGTTTGACTGGTTTCATCGCTCAATTTTGCATCCCTGTTTGACACTAAAACGTTAAAAGGATACCCCAAGTCGAAGCCACTGGCGCGGCCTATCATTATTGTTCACAGATAGACCGTGATAAACGGTATTTGTTCGCTGATAAGTCATAATTTGTGATTTATTCCACCAAAAAAACAAGCATAATAACCAAAAATCAACAACCCACTATGTAGAGAGTAAGCCTTAACAACCCAAGAGACTTACTGATGATTAAATCAATACTCCTCACAACAACCTGTAGCCTATACTTATTGACAGCCTGCACGGTGACCCCGACCCAAAGCTTTGAATCCAAAGCCGAAGCACGCGCTCACTACACAGAGCAACTTAGAGCTAATCTCATCACGAAGCAAGATTATCAGCAAAAGTTAGCAGCCCTGAAGTCTTCTTCTCTCCCAGAAAAATCTCCCCCCTCGAGTACCGAGCTTAAAATCCCCGATGACTACGCCAATCAAAAAACTGACTACACTCAAAACCTAGGGGCAGCTCTTTTGGTTCTTGGCGCGGCGGCTGCAATGCAAGGGGGCGGCGGTGGCTTTGTAGCCGGAATGAATCAAGGCATAGCAACCAGTAGTCGCATGATGGGCATGACACCCCCCAACACACTACCCCAAACAAGCTATGACTATCGGACAGGCAACACCTATCAAACCCAAACGGATATGTTCGGTAACACCCAAGTAACAGGCAACAACTATGCAACCGGATCACGTTGGACAAGCCGCACGGATGCCAATGGCAGAACCAGCGGCTATGACTCCAATAATAACTATTGGACGTATGACCCCGTGACTAAGTTTTACCATAACTACGGCACTGGCGTTAGCTGCTACGGCACTGGCTTTGCAAGACGGTGTTACTGATCAGTAAAAAGTGAATTTAAAGACGCTTTAGGAAAATAAGGGCGTTTAAGTACGCTTAAGTACGTTTAATTATAATGTTAAGAAAACTTGACAATTAAAACAATTAAACTTAACATTGCTGCTATGTCCTTCAGCAAGCAGCTTTGCTCCTAGCGCTCTCCTCTCCATCTCCTCAAAGGGGATAAGGCTGCTTGCTAAAGGACTACCAAAGGGCAAGAAGCCACATAACAACACAACAAAGGGCTTAAAAATGAAAAAACTCGTTATCAATACAGCAGCTTGTTTACTAATCGCCACCAGCAGCACAAACGCCGGAATGATTGAGATCAACCTCAACCAACAAGATGGAAAGCGATTAAACAAAAACCATATCTGCGAGTGGCGGATCATGAACGAAGACGGCAACCCCGTAAAAGGCAACCCCTTCTACGGCAGCAGTTGGAAACGAGAACTCCCAGTAGGAAGGTATGTATTTACCACGAACTGTGGGGCAGAAGGTAGTGGCAGCTTACAGATTCTAAGCACCACTAAAAAAGAAGATTACACCATCAATTTATTTAAGTTTGTCTTAATCCCTTCTAAACAGGGTAATGACTAAAACCGATAAAAAAGGCTGATCAAAGACCAGCCTTCCCATCAACCCCCGCCCGTCCTCCGTGGAAAGTACGACGGGCAAGGAGATTATAAACTAATGAAAACAGGTATAAAAAACAAGGGCTTCATGGAAAATCGCGTCAACTGGCGCACAGTCTACGAAGTAAGCTCTTTCGCCTTAGTCATCATCATTTGCGCTTTTGCAGGCGCACACACCGCATTAATGACACAACAAGAGGGCATCCAAGTCCTTACTAACATCGGATTACACCCTTTCCTTACAGTTTTCTCGTCATGCGTAACAGTCTGGCTTGTCCAAACCAACCCCTTAATCAGCTTTTTAGCTACCAGCAGCACAGTTTTAAACGCGCTATTAATTTAAGGAGGCAGACATGTCCGATTTACTCAAGCAAAAACAAGCTGAGATCTTGCAGCAACAAATTACTGACTTAGTGACCCATGATCAACGAGCAGCCAAATTACTAAAAATGGCGGCCGTGCTAACCTTTTTGTTTTTCATAGCTTTTGGCTTAGAGCTGTACCTCGGGAACTACCTTGGGTGGTCAGCATACTTCGCCAGTTGGCATGGCACACTAGGCTTTATATTTACGATGAGTATCGTAATGCTCACAGCCATCTTCTTAGCCGCCACCAAACATCACGCCTACCTGCATTTTGGCCTATTTGGCTCAATTGCCCTCATTGTCGTGACAGTCATCGGCTTTGCCCTCTTCGCGGAATTTTTTAGCAGTTCGGCGAACCAAGACGCGAAAGCCAATATCAATGTAGAGCGGAGTGCATCATTCCGCGATACACGACAAAGCAACACCCCTATTACTGCTGATATCTATCTAGTGAGTCGTATTGCTAAAGCCCGACAAACGCTAGCGCGATGCGAAGAAAATATAAAGGCAGGAAAAGAAAAACACTGCGAAGGTGACCGCGCTCAGTTACAAGCTCTTCTCGACTCTGAGAAAAATAATTTGTCAGCACAAATTCAGGCAAATAGTCAAAACGAAAAACTACGCTATGAGCGCCAAGATCAGCTAAAGGCGGAGGCGTACAATCCCGTCGTAGTTATGATGGCTCAATTGATGAGCCTATTCTCGGGTACTGACTACAAATCACACATTAAAGCAGCCGTTGTATTCATCATGTTGATTGTCGCAATCAGCTTTGAAATCTTGCACCATTTCTTGAGTAGAGCTAAAGGACAAAGTACAGCGGCTATTCAAACACTCGAAATGCAACTAGCCGAGTTACAAAGCCAAGACCCAGCCTTGTCTACATCGACTCCCTTAACGCCTAGCATGCCTAACTACAAACCGACGATGGGATTCAACATACCAACCCCCATCACTCAATCATTATCGTTGCCATCTACTGCCCCACTGGTTCCATCGACCACCCACGCGCACGATGAACAGGAACAGGAACATAAACCGATAGGCTTCATCTGGAATACATCAAGCAACCGTGTGCACACACCCACGCACACCTCAAACGAACATCAACTGAGCATTCCCGCTATCAGCACCTACGCCGAGGAACTCCGCAAAGCAGGCGTGGAATTCCCACCTGATCCAGCACTAAACAAATCGGCTCCACTCGCAGACATTCAGGCCGTGATTAACCGCACACCCACCACCCCAGCAACCGTGTGCACACACCCCTCAGACCGTGTGCACACACCCACGCACACCCAGAATAAACCACTGGCAGCCACCCCCAGTCTTTATAAAGAATGGCTAACCGCCATCCACACAGGCCAGTGCAAAGCCACAGTGCGTGAAACCCGCCCTTGGGTGCAAAGCAAAATTGCAGGCAAAGGTAGCCAAGCCCGCCGCAGCACACCCACACCGGTAGACATTGACGCACTCACCCAAAGCCTATTTCAGCGTGCAGTCAATGACCCTAACAGCAAAATCACATTAAACCCCGACTACCGTCCGGGCAAAGCCAAATACCTATTAGTGGAGACTAACCATGCTTAACGAAACCACCCCAACAACCGTGTGCACACACCCCTCAGACCGTGTGCACACACCCACGCACACCCCAAACAACGCACAGTCACAGATGCAAATCATCTACTACTGGACAGACGACGGCCTGTACTGGCTACAAGAAGGGGAGGAAGCCCGACGCATTGAGAGATTTGAAATCTATGGCACGACTTATAAAGCCGAACTCCCAGCCGACTGGAGTGGCGAACGAATAACAAAACACTTAAAAACCGTGTGCGCACAGTCACCCGAAGCGTGTGCACACACCCACGCACAGCCTCAAACAACTAACTAAGGACGTAATCATGACAACCAAAACCTGCATCTATCACGCTAACTGCCCCGATGGAATGGCAGCCGCCATCAGCGTATACACTAGCCCAAAGTGGGGCAGTGATACTAATTTTGTGACTGCTCACTACGGCAACCCACCGCCAGACGTAACCGGACACGATGTAATCATCGTCGACTTTTCCTACCCGAGAGATGTGCTAGAGCAAATGCACGCACAGGCCAATAGCCTAATCGTCCTTGATCACCATAAAACCGCGCAATCCGCTTTGGACGGCTTGGATTACTGCATTTTCGACATGACAAAAAGTGGCGGACGGCTGACATGGGACTACCTAAACCCACAACATGAGTGGGACGCACACCCCGCAGACCGTAATATTCCAGACCTGATTCTTTACACCGAAGACCGCGATCTATGGCAAAACAAACTACATCTCACCAAAGAATATAACGCTGCGCTTGCCAGCTACCCCATGACATTCGAGGCATGGCTACCCTTGTTGAACAATAACGAAACCGCCAGAATGCAGCTAGAAGGAGAGGCCATTCTTCGCTACCAAACCCAACAAGTGGATCGCATCGTCGGCGCTTGGAAGAAATCCCCCCGCTTTATTTCATTACCAACACCCGACGGCGATATAGTAGCCCCATTAATCAACACAAATACCCTAATTAGCGAAGTAGGCGAACGCCTAGCGGCGGATTACCCCTGCTCTTGCAGCTATTTCGATACTGTCGATAACAAACGTGTCTACTCACTACGCAGTCGGGGGAACACAGATGTATCAGCTATCGCTAAATTAATTGGCGATGCCATGCTTATTTATTTTGGAGATCAATACAGCGGGGGAGGTCATGCCCAAGCCGCAGGATTTACCACCCCCATCGGCGAATACCACCTCCCAAGTTTTGTAAAAAACCTGTAACTAACCAACAAAATCCAACCGGCAGAGCGTCTTGCCCTGCCTTTTAAAGAGGAATCAACATGAGTATTAACAAAGAAATCAAGCAACAACTCAGAGATATTGTTAGAAACACGCCCATAGGTTTAACGGTATGCCCAGTATGGAATGCCACTAAATTAAAAGCCGAATACAGTGAAGTCTTAAAGGAATTTTTTGAAATATCAGATACCACGGGATTATTAGCAGCTCAATTATATGTTGACTACTCTGATCAACGTGCACTGGAGCTTGATGATGATCTCGAACCCGATGTCGTCCGCCTCAGCACCTATGGAATTTTTAAATCGCTTCAGGGTGATGGGTACTTAAGCGACATCAATGACGTTGAATGCCACAACTACCCGTTGAGTGTGACTTTTATTCGTACAGCGACTTTAACAGAAGTGGAAAAGGCACGCGGTCTATCTTTTACAACTGAAGACAAAGCTGACCTAGCCGCTATCCATAATTCACTTAACCAACTAGAAAAACTACTGAATGCTACCCGTATTGAGTTTGAGCGCATGGCAACAGGCGGCTTAAAAGTACAGACCACCACGCCAAGTTATTTGAGCCAGTAGAATTATGAACACCCAAATCCTCCTCTTCAACGGCCCACCCGCCAGCGGCAAAGACACCGCCGTCGACTACTTGCACGAACAGGCAGGCGGCTGGCGCAAAATCCACAAACTCAAATTCGCTGACCCTATCGACCGAGGAATCCAAGGCATGTTTTCCATGTCAGAGGGATACAGCCACCGCTGGAACAAACTTCGTCACGACCCGGAACTAAAAAACACCGAAGCATTCCTGAGTTCCAGCGGAAAAACCGCCCGTGAAATCATGATTGCCTTCAGCGAACAATTCGCCAAACCTTTGTTGGGGCAGGGCATCTTCGGACACCTTGCCGCCAAACAAATCCCGCCCCGACGTAACTATTACTACCCGACTCTTTATCTAGTGAGTGATTGCGGCTTTCAAACCGAATACGACACCTTCAGTCTGCTCGTTTCTGCCCGTGCCGACGTGCACCTCATTAACATTTACCGCGACGGCTGCACCTTCGCCAACGACTCCCGCGAATATGTAAAGCCTAATGATTACACCAAAACCCATCACATAATTACAAACAACGGTACTAAGCCAGAGTTTGAACAATCTGTACTCAAACTCCTTAAACAAATTCGTGACCATAGGTAGGTAGCAACAATGAGCAAAATAGAATGGACTGAAAAAACATGGAATCCCACGGTCGGATGTACGAAAATCTCTCCCGGCTGCAAACATTGCTACGCCGAAAAGATGCACGCACGACTACGATCCATTGGCGTGGAAGGCTACGAAGACCCATTCAGCCAAGTGAACACTGTCTACGACCGAATGACGCTGCCGCTTGCCCGAAAAAAGCCAACTCTTTACTTTGTCAACAGCATGTCTGATTTGTTCCATGAAGATGTTGGTCTATTTGCCATAAATTCTGTGTTCAAAACTATCAGTGCGTCGAAACGACATACATATCAGATACTAACAAAACGTGCCGACAGACTTCTTGAATACGCATTAAACAAGGAGATTCCCGACAATGCATGGCTAGGAGTTAGTGTCGAAGACCAGAAATACGGCAAGCCCCGCATTGACATCCTGCGCCAAGTACCCTGCAAAACCCGTTTTCTATCCATAGAGCCGCTACTAGAGCACTTAGGCGACTTAGATTTAACCGGCATTCACTGGGTCATCGTCGGCGGTGAAAGCGGCAGCCATGCCCGACGCATGAAGATAACGTGGGTAGACAGCATCCGCCGTCAATGCGAAGAGCAACAAGTGCCATTCTTTTTCAAGCAATGGGGAACATGGGGAGCAGACGGAAAAAAACGCAGCAAAGCGGCAAACGGTCACGAACTGCTTGGGAAAACATACCGCCAATACCCAAGCGAAATTATTATCAGGAGGGCAAATGATAACTGAAATTGAGGCATTACAGACAATCATAGAATTCGTCAACAACGGCACTAAAGCCGAGTTTGAACACACCATTCTTAACCTTCTTAAACAAATTCGTGACCAAGAGTAGGGCAATCATGGCAAAGCAAAAACTAAAACCCCAATATTCCGAGCTGATCACTACCACTGAAGTGCAGCTTCTCCACACCGAATACGGCTCCCTCTACCCAACGGCGGCACAAGTAGCCGAAAAAATCCTAGGCATTACCGACCATTACCGCGTCAACGAAATGATCAACACAGGGCAATTCCCCATCCCAGTCTTCAAACTGGGCGACAGCCAGAAAACAAAGTGGCTCGTCAAGCTCACCGAACTCGCTATCTTCTTGCAAAACAAAGAGGCCGTTTAA